CGACACCACAGAGGTTCAACACAGTAAACTCTCTTGGCGATGGTCCTCTTCGTGAGCGAATAATTAGCTGGACTGGACCCCTTTGTTTGTTTGTTATTTCGTACATCCACTATTCCTTGTCGTCAGTAGAAAACTCTGTCTTATCGATGACATCCAGGATTTCATCTGCGTTGTTTTCTAGAATGTCGATTTTTACATCCAGGACTGCTTTCTTCCTGACAATTGGCTGAGGTATATATGTTTGCACGGTCAAATTAAATTGGTACTTGTTCACTTTTATGTTTTTGTCACCAGGCTCAGCCTGTTGGTTGTTGGCGATCGAGTTAATTGCGACTGTTGTCTCGTAGTTGACATCTTGTATGCGTATGTATGCAAGCGGCGAGAATTTGAGATATATTTGCTCGATAATTTGGTTCATGTCTTCCCGGTAGAGTGTCCACACGTTGAGTTGATAGGTGATGTCAATAGGCAGCCCCCACGCCTTGCCAAAAACAGTGTCCCGGTCACGGCCGTGTTCGGAAATTGTCCAGCCTGGTTTATTGTCTGGCCTGCGGTTGCGAAAATAGTTGATGCACTTGTGGTAGATATAACGCTTGGGGTCCGGTGCAATGTCGGCCTGATAAACTGACAGGATGGGGAGTCTAATTCTGTCAACGACAAAACTAGGGTCTTTGCGGACGTTTTCTTGAATGATGAACGCCACCGCTTTTTCAGGCGGAGCCACTTGGATGGGGACTTTGTGTACGGCCCCATTGTCGTCCGTCACTGTAATGTCGCTGAACAAGTCTTTTATCGCTTCGTCAGCACCACGAAGAACTTGAGAGTACCTGTTGATCGTTTCCCTGCTAGGATCGCCACGCATTTCGAGTCCCCACCCGAGTTGCTGCATGGGGTCGCAGTTGGCCGAGGCCCCGATGCCGATTTTTTTGGGCGGGTCCCTGTCTACATTGTCAAAGTCAACATCGCGTAGCGACCCAGTGGGCTGACCGATTGGGGGAGTTTGGTCGCAAAAAGGCGACGGCTTATCCGCGACGGGCGGGCTATCAAGAGACTTGTCATTGCAGTCGTTTAATTGTTTCTCAGACATAATATCCTTCACTTAATTGACTTGTTGTGAGATACCAGCCAGGCATGGTAGTTAGGGCAGATTACTATGATCATTACAGAGCTTGCTCGAAAAGGAGTCGATGAAAGCCTATCGCTTCAAAAAATACAGGAGGAAGAATGTGAAGGTTAATGTCATCGTCATATCCGACGATGATAAAAGAGCCATCATACGTCCTGGTGGGAAATTAGATGCACCGGTTTTGGCGATGCTGCCAAAACCAGTGCTGCCGCGTAAGCTGTTTACGAGAGTCAACAGACCTTCATTCAAGGGCAGGGTAGAATTTACTTTCGACGGCAAACTTTAGACTATTTTGTAGTTGGGCAGGCTTTGTGTCACCTTGCCTTCACCGGTAGTAAGGGATTCTTGGAACCTGCGACAAATCATTTGGATGCGGATGACATTCCAACCTTTGTATTCCCCGGTGTTGCACTGGATGATCTCCCAGTGCTCCCGTAGGTGGGGACTAAAGAGGCGGCTCCCGATCTTAGGTGGCTTGCCAAGAAGTTGAAGCACTTCAGCATAATTGAACTCAAATACCATTTCGTCGGGAGCATCAATGCCAAACATGCCAAGGTTGTTTGTGGCTGGGATTGGCTCGTAAAAACACCATAACTGGATTGGGTGCTGGGACCACACTTTTGCTCGCGACTCCGAGTATAGTGGGTCTATGGACTGTTGCGTAATAAAAACTTCGTAGTATTCCACGGGAGATCCACCACGCCTGATGGACTCCTGGTCCCAAAGATTAAACAGATCGTAATCAGGATCGCCCGGGTCGAATTGCTGGACGTTGCCTGTCACGCGGTAGGGAGTGCCGTCGATGTTCCTAATCATCTGCCCTTCCTATCTTTGACGTATATTGTTGGAATCATGAACCTGCCGCTTCGCACCTCTACTTCTAGCAGTAGATCGCTAACGGCGGTAATTATCCCGCCAAATTGTTTGAACTCAGTGGCCAGAGTGCCAGCTATATCTGTGTTGTTGTGCTCCGTGATTTTACACTCCAGCCTCGTGGGGCCGAGGCGTGAGTCCACCGCCTTGCCTATCATGGCCTCTGCTGTTTTCGGCCTGTGTTTCCTGTGGTTCGTATGCGGCTCATTCTGCTTGGCGAGCCATGCACGGAACTCGTGCAGCGAGAAAGATGGTTCCTTGTTGGTGCGTCTACCTCTCAAATTATTTCTCCGCAGTAAAGAAGCCGCTCAGGCCATCTTCATGTATATAGGGGACATACTTGTATTCTGGGCCGCTAGAGTGATGGCCTATTTTCACAGTCTTGTGTGGTTGGTGTGCGAACCAGTAAAGACTTCCCTCAATGAGACTATGCGGTACTCGGTGCTGTGGGTAAGTCCACAGCCCGTTTGCGAGTTGCTCAGAACCGGGGCGTTCATCTGGGAACGAGTCATCACAGCAAAATAAGAGGATTCTTGCTGCCCTGAGCCTGAACGCCAAGCTAATCGCGGCACAAATCGGATTGCGATATTCATCCAGTTGGCACGTCACGTCAGAGAGTCGGTGTGAGAAAGTCTCCTCTGGTGTCGGGGCGTATACGAACTTTTGTCCACGGTATAAGTCAAGAAACTCCGGGTAGGTTCGGATTGATGCGATGCAGGGCGGGTAGTACCGGTGCTCGCTAGGCAGCAACGCCATGCATTCTTGGTATGGGTTGTTGACCAGATAGTAATTCATGGCTCGACCATTTTTCACATCCCATTTCGCGAGGCTGCGGTTTGTTCCAATCACCAGTACATTTTGAGGCAGCTTTTTCAGAAGTGCCTGTTTGTTTATGAAGTCGTATCCATCTGACACGACGCACACGCTTGGATAGAACATTGACGCAGCATTAAGGTGGAGTGGTGACTTCAGTTGATTTTTTAATTGGTTGTCAATGAGTCGGTGCCGGTCTTCTGGGGACGTGAAGTTGTTGATGTCGATCGGCGGTGCTGGTCTCGTGAAATTGCGTACCCATACACCCCCAGCCGCCAGCAGATATTCGTTACCGTTCTTGTGTTTTCGTATTCTCATATTGTTTCTTTGTGTATTCAGTATGTTGCCATTATTTGAGCGGACATGGCACCAGAGCCACACACTGGATTTGTTCTTGCTGGTCTTGAACCATCTTCTGAATACCATCCACGTTTAGAGTTAACATAACTGAAACTGGGATGGCTTCAGTCGGGGGCAGAAGTCGGAAATCGCGGTCTTCTGGCATCTGGATGCTGATAAGACTTGGTATAGTGTGAATGATTTCAATTACACTCGGGACCCCTACAACCTGGATCGTCGATGGGATCATGCTCCCGTCAATTGTCACAACAGGCATTTCTTCTGGAACAACCAGCCTGATGCCCTCGCTAAGCCCACTGGTATCGAGTATGAGGATGCTTGGACCGGCCAGTTCGAGTTTGAGTGGTTCGGCTGGTGCAATCAATTTTATTGCTGATGGAACCGTGGTGGCATCGATCTGAATGCTCGTAGGCAGTTTGTCTGGCACAACCAGACTAATCGTGCTGGGCAGATCGTGGACGACCCTCACATCCGGCATGATTGGGGGCTCAATTGTAATAACAGATGGGAATCCCTGGAAGTCATAATTGATTTCCATTTCTTCCGGCCGTATCCAGTTATCGTTTGGCGTATAGGGGTTGAACTCGTCCCCAAGGGCCGCTGCCTCAGTAAAGTGCAGCGGCGTGCTTGATGGACAACAGTTGCAATTACAAGTGACAGTGACATTTACAGGCACTGTGGGCACGGTTCCCCATCCTATTGGTACAGTCGGCGGCGTACCGAATGTAATTTTTGGAAAAGACGGAACAGCCACTGAGATAAACACATTGCTGGGGATTACCACACTGATGTCGGGAAACGATGGCGGCACAATCAGACTGATGTCCGGGATGGACGGAACGCACACGCTGATGCACTCGATTGACGGTACAATCAAGCTGATATCCGGAATACTTGGGACGATGAGGCTGATGTCGTGGATGCTCGGTACAATCAAGCTGATATCGTGTATGCTCGGTACAATCAGGCTGATATTTGGTATCGATGGTACAACTAAGCTGATGTCCGGGATGCTCGGCACAACCAAGCTGATGTCATGGATAGACGGTACGATCAGACTGATGTCGTGTATGCTCGGTACAATCAGGCTGATATTTGGTATCGATGGTACAACTAAGCTGATGTCAGGAATACTCGGCACAACCAAGCTGATGTCATGGATAGACGGTACGATCAGACTGATGTCTGCAATCGATGGTACAACCAAGCTAATGTCCGGAATACTGGGCACAACTAAGCTGATGTCAGGAATACTTGGGACGATAAGGCTAAGGTCATGGATAGACGGTACGATCAGACTGATGTCTGCAATCGATGGTACAACCAAGCTAATGTCCGGAATACTGGGGACGATGAGGCTAATGTCCGGAATGCTCGGCACAACCAAGCTGATGTCAGGAATACTTGGGACGATCAGGCTAAGGTCATGGATACTCGGTACGATGAGGCTCAAGTCCGGGATGCTCGGTACGATCAGACTGATGTCCGGAATACTTGGGACGAGCAGGCTTATGTCCGGGATGCTGGGC